GTGTGACACTATATTTTACAACTGGTCACGCGAACTCATTTCTTCGCTTTCTGGTCGTTGTTGTTCAGTCTACTCGGCCGAGCTTCTTTCTTCTTTCGGGCGCGGAACAGCTTCTTCTTGTGTTGCTTAGCAGGAGTGGCCTGGTGGGCCGCCGGGGTTTCCGACTCCTTCTTCAACTTCGCCGTTCTGTCATCTTCCTTGGAACGTTGGGTGGACTGTTGCTCGGTCTCGCGGGGAGGGGATTTCCTTTCCTCCTCCGCTGGCTCATCTCCGGTTCGTCTCGCTGGTGGTTCGCCTTCGAGGAGATCGTCGTCAGCCGCCACTAGTGCACCCGTAGGTGGCTTGGTGGTTGGCCGATCCATGAAAGCTGGTAAAGTGAAGATCGCGTCCTCCTTCACTGTTTCCATGTGCGTACAATATCCTTCGTAGTCGAACAGGGGCAGTTGTTGCTGTAGCAGCTCGTCCATCCAGTAAGCGGCAGTGTTAGGATACTGCACACTCTTCTCGATGTTGACGTTCCACTGGTTCAGCAAATTCTGGTAGGATTCCGCAGTGTCTGGCCAAAGCCTGAAAACCGCGTTCACCAACTCCCTGCACACTGGCGTCTCTGAGTCTGTCAACGATAGGGCGTAAACCTTCTCTTTTAGCTTCACTTCGGGCGTGATGTTGCCAGCTACTCTCACAGTTAAGTGAAGTTTGCTGATCGCACGCCTAATGTCGCAGCACGAGTTGGTGTCGCCGAACCAAACGTCGGGCCCATAACGTCTGGCCAAGAAACTGACACCCGTCTCACCACGAGGTGTCACTTCCATCGTTAACTTCTGACCCATGGAGGTCGCTGATCGCACGATGGCCTGCCGATCTATGTCAGCAGACAGCCCGTCGTCACCCAGATAGATGCCGAGCCGGTTCCAAGCTTCCTCCTTCTGTAAGAAGCTCCCGTACGCATCCTTCATGCGACGGTACCCCATGAAAGCTATAAATGCGTTCAAAATGGAGTTGAAAGCTGCGGTGTCGGCACCACCTGAGGCGCGAGCGTACTTTGAATCGTACTTTACCCCGTTGGAGGTCCGGACTGCAAGGCCTGTATGGTCGCGCATCAGACGGAGGAGCGTCAGGTGGTGTGGGATTTTAAACCCACACGTCATCACCCTGCGCTCTAACTCCCGAGCGATTCGCTTCACGCGACCATCCATTCTCTCGAAGTCTGTCCCTGAGACGTGACTCATCGCTCCCTCGCAGATGTCAGCAACCCGTTGAGCCACTGCTTGTGGCGTCATGCCAGAGGCGTACCAGTAGAGGTTGTCCTTCATGTAATCACTAAGCGCGTAGATGAAACTGGAATACTCCATTTTCACGGCGCCTTCGATGATCGTAATCATGCGCGGGTCCTTTGGGTTCTGGTAAGCCTCCGACTTGGGCATACCGCTCGCTCGACGGGTGGCACTTTCATGCTGCGCGTTGTCGAGGATGCGGCGCTGAGTTGGGCGACCTTGGCGCTCATACACGACCTCGTTCTCAAGTGGTTCAAGGAAGTGTTTGCGCTGGGTGCCGTTCTGGCGGAAGAACATCGTGACAAATTCATTCATCACTTTGTCGATGAATCCGTCGAGTACGGGTTCGGGTTCGCGAGCCAATTTCTTGACCCGCTCGTCGACGGCCCTCTGGTCATTGTTGACGCAGAAGTCCGGGACGAACCCACCGTCCACGATGGGATGCATAAATGCCACCATCTTAGGACGGGCGTCCTCGTTCAGATCCGTTGCTCTTTGCAGGAACTGGTACCTTCTCACACCCTCAGCTAGCAGGTCGACCTGTGAGGGCCGGGTTGCATCACCGCGGTGGTATTCGAGAAGCACTTCAGCTCCCCCGTGGATCACGTTGGATCCCGGTGCGTTGTCTGCCATCTTGGATTTGATGGAGGCGAGTTGCAGTTTTGCGACCGTTGACTTGGTCGACACGATGGCGTCATCAACACGTGCGGGGACCTTAGCCACAGAGTAGCCTCCCACACGCGCCGTGTGCACGTACAGTCCATCCGACTCATTGGTAGTGAGCCGGAGGAACTCTCCGCGTTCCACAAGATTCAGCCGTTTCAACGTGGCGGTTTTGACGTGTCCCATTGCTAACCATGCATACCACCCCACGAATTTCCGTAGTGGGGTTAGCAGGATCATCTGGTGATCGTTGTCAACCATGCGACGCTCCAGTGAAAACACTGTATGCGTGACTGGTATACCGCAGACGTAACGTGTCGCTCCTAGCGAGTCTCCAGTGTAGTTCCATACCTCATGTTCGTACGAAGCTCCACCGGACACCGTGTACGAGACCTTTCCATTTGCCAAGAAGGTGTACTTGTACTCCCCCTCGTCCCTCGCAACCGTAGACGGCTGAAAGGTGTATAGGATGGCTGGTTTAAAATGTCTGGCCAGTTCCCCGGGCATATCCAGGTAGTAGTCAGTGTCAATATACACCAGCAGGTCTCCATCACGTTTCTCGCGCTGACGGGGTTCAACCGTCAGGTCCTTGCCCCAGAAGTAGGCACGAGTAATCTCAATTTCATTCCTCGTGTCCGCCTTTGAGCCTTGGATCGATACTGCATTGTGACCTGAGCTGGTCGCAATGCACGCTGCAAGAGCATTCCCGGTATTACGATTGGCCGCAGACACCCCGTGCGTGTGATCACGCACAAGGGGCTTCGGCATCATGTCTACCGTGGAGAAGACTGAGCGGAGTTCTTCGGACATGCCGACATAACTCCGCGAATTTTCGCTCAAGACCTTGGACACAGCACATGAGTAGTGCGTACCGTAGGTCGAGCTCCCTGTAATGCCGCTGAAACAGTCGCGGCAATACGCAAGGACTAACTCACAAAAC